CACCGCCGCCGAAATCGAGGCGCACGAACTGGATATGTCGACGGGAATTCCGGAAGATGATGACGCGGGAGAGGATGACTACGCGTATATACATCGACACGACGATGAAGGTGATGAATAATCATCTTTGAATTTACACGAATATTTTTAGTATTTGAATAATATAAACAACGCGAAAGTATGCTGCATCAAAAGGTCGTTATATATATTATTCTCTCGGCGATACTACTTTACTTGTATTATAACCGAGGCGACCTTGCAATATTCGCGTCTTTCGTTGTGGTTGTCCTGGGGACGCTTATAATTCGAAAAGATTTTGATTCAGTAGAAGGAATGAAAGGTAAAGGTGGTGGTGAATGCGCAAAGATGGGATTTACTGCTCCAAAAATAGTCAAAGATAAAAATAGTGATGTAGGTGAAAGTTTAGAAAAGGAAATGAAAAAGATCAAGAAAATAGCGGATAAATATTGGCCGTATGATGAAAGAGGAAATTCGAATGATGAAACGGAAACGAGTAGTTTGCAAGAATATATTAGAATATACGCAAAAATAATTAACAAAAATAGTGTTAGTAAGGAAGAAGATGAAGCCGTAAAAATGTTTATGGAAGTGAGTAAAAGTTTATATTACAAAGTAAATAATCCGGACGAAAGTAAGAGAGAAAAAATAGAAACGAAAGTAAGCGATTTACCGAAAGGATATATTAAAAAATTTTTTATTCCTACTAAGTTATCGTCCTTTTTAGAGAAGATAAGCAAGTCTGATGAATTAAATGATGAAGGTGCTAAAAAACTAGCGAAATATCTTAGTTGCTTATGCAATCACTGGATTGCGATTTGGACTAAGATTGACAGTATGGCAACCGGAAAAAAAATAGGTAGTTCAAAGAATGAAGACAGCCAAAACGACGACGAAGAAGAGAAACCGAAAAAGAATAAGAAAAAAGCTACTAAAAAAAAGAAGAAGTCGGAAGACGACGAGGGTGACGACGAAGGTGATGACTGAGGCCATCAAAGTTGGGAATTTTTAGTATTTGAGTAATATAAAGACCTTCGCACGACGGACGATGATGAATCAAAAAGTCGTTATTTATATTATTCTCTCGGCAATACTACTTTACTTGTATTATAAACGAGGCGGCATTGCGCTATTCGCGGCGTTCGTGGTGGTCGCCGCGGGGACTCTGATACTGCCGAGCGCAAGCGCGGGAACGAGAGAAGGATTGAGTCTCGGTGGTGGCAAAGGCGGCGGAGGCGACAAAGAATGCGCGAAACTGGGATTTAAACCAATTAAACTCGACAAGGATGACCTCCTTGGGAGTTTAGAAAAAGTTATGAAGAATATTGAAAAGGTTACGGAGAAACAATGGCCATTTGAAAAGGGCGATATTGAGGGTAAACGCACCGAGGATAAAACATTTGAAGAAAATTGGAAAATTATCAAAGAATCTTCTATTGTGAAAGAGACTCTCAAAAAAGGAAGAGAGGATCCTGATATGGTATCACTGATAACTATTTATAGTCCGATAATGGAGATATACGGTATATTTGTAGGTAATAATCCAACAACAACTACTGTTAAAAACGAAGTTATTACAAAATATAATACATCAGCACTAGATGAAATGATTAAAAGTGGTTCAACGGTTATAAAATTACTTGAACGACTTAAAAAATCAGATGAAATAAAAGAGGGGGGTGCTAAAGTGCAGAAAATAATGACATATATAATGTGTCTTGTCAAACATTGGATTTCTATATTTAAAGCAATGCGAAAAGTGACTGGCGGCGGCAAAGACGAAGGTGACGAAGACGGCGGCGGCGGCGATGACGACGGCGACGGCGAAAAAAAGAAGAAGAAGAAGAAAACGACAAAAAAGAAGGACGATGAAGGCGACGCAGGAGACGAATAAAGTGGGATAAAAGTTATATTGTAATATACTAGTAACAAGGCTATTACAATACGAAATCGACGAAATAATATTATACCATTACCAATTATTACAGACGCGATGTTTTCATTTACAAACATAATCCGAAATAATTTAGCAGGGTCGGCTATTTTGTTATACGTCGTCGTATTTATGCTGGTTCAATACGCCAATCCATCATTTATTTACAACCAAGATGGTAGTCTGCGCGAATTCGGCATCGGCTATTCGAGCAAGACGGTGCTTCCGATTTGGCTCATCGCGATTGTATTGGGAATACTGTCGTATGTCGCTGTCTATTACGTGTCGAGGCCGGCGGTTCGCATTCTTGTGTAGTTCAAACTACGTTCGTTTCGCCTCCGCTACTGCGTCGGCTCCACTCACTTCGTTTTCACCCTGACTCGCGTCGCTACAGTCGTTGCGACTCCGCTGCCGCGTCGGCTCCACTCCATCCCGCTCCGCTCGTAGCCCGCCTCTATTTTATTAGGATTTAATAAATCACAACAAAACTTGTCTGAGATACGAGCGGAAGCGGAGCGAGTGGAATGAAGCGAATGAGTGAACCGGAATGAAATGGAGGTGAAACAAATGAGCTGAATGAAAGGAGCAAAGCGACGCGAGTCTAGGAACGGAGCGAGGGAGTGGCGCCGTAGGCGGAACGACATCGAGACGTTCAACCGGTCACTGTAAGCACCTTCCCCTTCTCCTCCGCCTCCTTCTTCTTCGCAGCATCCTGCGTCTCTTTCAGCACCTGCGCGCGTATCTTCTGCTGTTCTGGTGTAAAAGAACAACCCATATTCAGTAAGTAATTATAACTGATACTAACAACAAGCAAACCGCACAGCACCAGCCACACAAACTCGCCTACAATCGTCTTCATCATCAAGAATTTCCGGATTTTCTCCAAGTCTTCCAACTTGGCCGACGGCCTAATAAGTCGCGACTCTTTGAAACTGTCCCAGAACCGGTCTAGATTATCAAGCCCGAGTTCGTTGAGGATGATAGACTGGTCGGTATAGATTTGCTCTAAAGCCCTACCGATATCGCGTTTGTTTTTTACGTCATCTTTAGGTATATCCGCGGTGTCGTCGCCGCCACCGCCGCCGCCCCCCTTCTGTGCCTCTGGTGCTAAATCAAACTGTGGTGTCAAAATCGCATTGAATACATCCTTCAAGTCCGTAACAGCAGATACGAATATATACCCGAAAGTGTTACTGAAAGGTGTGAGCCACCCAGGAAATACGACGAGCGCGGCCTTGAGTGCGCCTAAAACGAGGAACCACGGTAACACGGTCGCCACGAGCGCCGTCTTTTCCTGGTCGAACCCGCAGATATCCTTTGACATTGCGAGGTTGATGAAGTATTCGCCGATGATGAGCACGATAAAAAAGAGGGACGTTATCCCGCCGCTCAACACGCCATTTTTCGTGTATTTGTAATATGCGTAGGCTCCGAATACAGCCAAGAAGAAGAATATCGCAACCGATGAACTTAATTCAGCCATTGACACGAAGCGAAACGACGCGAAGCAGAGCTATTACAATATACACGGATTATTATAAACGCTGGTCTACCGACGGTTGCGCGTTCTTATTTTTTTCTTATTTTTTATGATTATGATAACGAAGCACCGAAGCACCGAAGCACCGAAAAACACAACAACACAAGCATAGCAAAGCGCAGCGTAGTAACGAAGTAACGTAGCGCAGCGACAATGAACGATAATGCGGCAGCCCCCACACTCACAGAGCCAGGTGTCCGTTATTTCTTAAGCAAATCTCTCGACCAGTGTCGTCGAGTCAAAGATTATTACCACACACAAACATTTAACTTCACGGTGGGTATCGCATTCTTCCTATGTTTAGGCATATTCTTGTATCTTCGGTATAAGGGAAAACCTACACCAGAAGAAGTAGACGCGAAGAAGCGTCAGCAGCAGGAATACATTCTCTCGAAACTCAAAATGGTAAACGCCACACATTACGCCCAAAGTAAAGGCATTCCGATGGATGCTCGAACACACCCCGCAGGGAACGGATTGGGTATGCTTACTAACCTACCGGCGTGGAGGGGACCTGGTGACGAGTACTGAATGAGAATCCATTATCGTCGTCGCAAATAGGTTCGCATATTTCTACGTATAGTATAACATATACGACATATATAATACTACATACGTATGTCCGTATATCAGGATTTACACGCGGCAATTCAAGAACGCGGGACCGTGTCCTCGGCTGCTCAATACGGCGGTGGCGGTGGCGGCGGCGGCGGCGCAGCTGCGTCTCGTATCGCCCAGCAAAAACACACCCAGGATACCCGCGACAACCTGAAAAAAGCCACCCGTGTCCTCCTGGAAATCACACGCAAGCAAGAAGGCGCCCTCAAAAAGCACCTTGAGCGCGCAGCTGATCCCAACGACTTCCGCGGAATGGTCTATCCCTACCAACTCATCCCTGAAGAAGAACGCACGAAAATCAATGACGCCATCCACGGATACTACTCCTTTAAGGATAAATACAACACCGCCCTGGAAAAGCGCCGCCAGCGCCTAATAAACGACCCCATCATCAACTGGAAATCCCTCTCCTCGCAACAAAAAGCCAAACGCCTCGCGCTCATCAAACCCGCGTGTATCGTGTGTAAACAGGAAGGCGGGTCACTATTCACGGAGACCGACGGCAAGTTAAAAGCCATATGCGGCAATATCTCTCAACCATGCGGGTTTCATATTGAAGTCAGCCGCGGCAAGTATATTAGTTTAGAAACTTTGATGAATGAATCGCTGGAAGAAGTCCGCGCCACCAAGGACGAAATCATCCGAATGAAATTGGATCTGTTATTCAGGTTCATTAATGAGGACGAGCTCCTTGAGCAGTTTGACGCCATCCAGCATAAACTACAAGAACAGCAGAAAATGTATGCGGAGTTTCGGAGTTATTATTTAAGCGTAACCGACAATGATGATATGCGCGCGGACACGGAGACACATACACGCGTAATATCCGATAAGGTCGCGCTTATTAAGGAGTATATGACGGAGTTCAAGGAATCCGAATGGAAGAATCGGAGCATCATCGATGATATTCTCGTCCTTTACCAACAGGATATTGAGCCGGCATTTATGAAGTTGCGAGAGACGAAGTACGTCTATTCGCAGGTAGAGACGACGGAGAACGCAAATGGCGCGCTCGTTCAAATGTATAACGACCGCGAATTCAATCTCTCGCAGAAGCGATATGGCTACAATGAATTGTATATGCCGGTGATTATGCCGAAGTGGATTGCGGATAACCGGATCGTGAGCCGGCCGGTAGGGGCGGTGACAGCGCCAGGGCCGCAGTTGCGTCAATGAGTTCGTTATTATCGCAGCAATATATAATACCAATACCAATACGAAAGACACCAATGATTAATATATTTAACCATATTTCCCTTCCGATTTTTATCGTAAGCCTCGCTGTGGGTCTATTTTATGTATACATCTCGGTGCCTAAACCTAAGGTTATTTATGTGTACCCGACACCCGACAATATCCGCAATTTTCAATTTAAAGACCACGCAGACAACTGCTTCTCGTTTGACGCGAAGGAGGTGAACTGTGCGAAGGCGAAAGGGGCGGTGAAGAAGATACCGGTTCAGTAGCGTAGCCGAGCGTAGCCGAGCGTAGCCGAACGTAGCCGAGCGTAGCCGAGCGTAGCCGAGCGTAGCCGAACCGCGAATTCTAATTTATATCCCTTATATATTAGAATACAATGGGTTTTCAGCGTCTGCTTCATACCGACACAGGCCGCATTATTATGTCTATTGTGCTTGGTCTAGGTATCGCATCGCTGTTTCGCAAAGTCTGCAAAGACCGGTCGTGTATCGCCTTTCGCGCGCCACCTCTCAAGGATTTAGAGAATGATACGTACAAGCTTGACGATAAGTGTTATCAGTATAGGACGAAGGCCGTAAAATGTGAGGCAGGGAAGAAGGATGTTAGTTTGAACTAGACTCGCGTCGTCCGCTCGTTGCGCCTCTCGCGTCGTCCGCTCGTTGCGCCTACGGCTCCACTCGCTCCCTCCGCTCGGAATTATCGCCTAGCGCGTCCAATATGTATCCCAATCAATATTGATATACATATATTTAGTAATATTCCATTCCGTTCCGTTCCGTTCCGTTCCATTCCATTCCATTCCATTCCGATGAGCGACACCACCAGTATTGACGATCTCCCTTTAAGTAGCCAAACGCCGGGTTCGAGTCATCATCACACCCCCTACGGTGGCGGCAATATCGGCGGCGGCGGTGGTGGTGGCGGCGCGCCTCTCATCTACTCTCCCAATGTAGGCGGCGACCCGATGATGTCACACGGTCCAACGCAAATCCCAGGGAGCGTGATGAATGAAGTCATGCAAGGAGTCCAACGCGCCAGCGCCAATGGGATGACAATGATACCTACGAGAGATATTCCAATGAACCCCAATTCATTTACAAATGACGACCAGGCACGACCCAACTATGTCCCGCAACCAAAATCCGTCCATTTCGCCGACGGCGGCGGCCACGACTATATCAAAGAACACACCTCAATGGAAAGCATCGTCCGCGCCAATGCGCGCCAGTCCAATCAACTCGACACCATCGAGGCAATTTATTACGACCTCCAAATGCCGATTCTCATCGGTGTGCTATATTTTATATTCCAGATGCCTATTTTCCGCGCACAACTGCTCCACTTCCTTCCATCTTTATTCGGTGAAGACGGTAATTTCAAAATGGTGGGTCTCACCGCGACGAGCGCAATGTTCGCGGGGACGTTTTTCGTGATTACAAAGGTATTCAACAAGTTGGGGGAGGGGCTCCATTAACCGCTACGCGTCTTCCGCGTCTTCTTCTTCGCCGCACCCGCCTTCCCGTGTTCATAAGGAATATACCGCAAGAACCACTCCTCAAATTCGCGCGAATCACGCTTCTCCTTTAATTCCTCGTATTTCTCCGTCTTCTCAAATCGCATTGACTCCAACGTTGGCTGTTTTCCGTAGCAATTGATACTGAAACGCCGTAATAGTCCTGTCTGCTTGAGACGGTTATGTTGCTGGACGTCAAAAAGGAACTGGGACATACAAAGAATGCGATTGATGTCATAGTATACGCGGTCAGCGTAAATAAATGCCAAGTAGAAACTCAACATTGTATCAATTGTCGCAATACGAATAGACTCGCCCGCGCCCGCGCCTCCGTTCGCGCCTCCGCCCGCGTCACCGTTTACCCGTATTGTATTATAACTGTGACACGCGAGAGGCTTATACAAGAACGCGATGACCTCGTCGCCGATGCGAATATCATAATGCTCGGAAATGACCTCACCTATACCAGCGTGCTTCGTATATTTAACGTCTCTATACTTATGCGCGGTGAGTTCGCGCACGACGGCATCGCATAGTTCACGGGGTTCTTCTGAGAGTATGTCAAAATCGGGAGTTTTCTGGACGATACGACGCTGGTGTTTTGGCATATACCGCGAGTATAAGATGTTCGCATACCCGCCGAAGAAGACCGCGTGGTTCTTGATAAACACATCGCGGACAATATTATAAATGTCGGTCTCGGCTAGTTCTTTCTCTCGGTTACTTGAATATGAAATATTGGATTTACGAACGGAGTATTCACCGCTCGCCTTCGCCTTCGCCTCCGCCTTCGCCTCCGCGCTCGGGCTCGGGCTCGCTTTACGCCTCTCAGCCGGGCTCGCGCTCGCGCTCACGCTCGCATCTAGTTCACTCGCCTTCATAGAATATAATACAAATGTATCATCCGCGCCCAGTAATCTCTCGTAGGTCGCAATCAAGCGATACCTATGCGTGAGTTTATCTTCCTCCACCGTATATTTGAAGTCGCCCTTCGTCTCCTCGTGTGAAGGAACCGCGTGATACAAACGCTTCAAATACGCACCTAGGCTGTGATACTTCCGAACCACGCCGCTGATTGCCTTACGCTTGAGCGCTTTTACCGAACGAGTCGCACTGCGACCGCTCCCGCCCTTCTTCACGGACCGCGACCGCGACCGTGACGCCGACGCCGACGCCGACGCCGACCTCTTACGCGTTCTTGAAATACTAATCTCCCCCGTATTCGCCTTGGTCGCGCCTTCGAATCCGCGCTGGTATTCTATTTTATCACAGTCATACCCTTTCAATGGATAATGTTTGTTTAATAATACCAAACGCTTCTGGACTTTCTCCCACCGAGAAACATCGCCATCTGGACGCGATAGTTCTAAATACATTGCCATCCGAAGAAAGTCGGGCGGCGCATACCGGATCCCTTTTTTAATAATTGCGTCTCGAGAGATTGCCTTGAATAGCGCGGGCTCCATCTGCGTAATATCCGCGATCCCCGTAAAGTTCACGAAGACTTTATATGTCCCGTGATGAACACCGGACTTGGCTTCTACATCTTCATATCCGGCCTTGTAATAGATATCAGCGAGCTCCTTCGCCGCGTCAAGCGCATTATCCGAATAAAAATCATAATCTGGAAGCTCGATGTCCTTATTGTAAAACTGGGCATCTTCGGGGAGTATATTATTGATCGCGGTGCCGCCATAACATACGAGCTTTTTATCCGCGATGAAATCTTCTACAATGGATATGATTTTCTTAACCTGTGGATCTTGGATGATTTTCGCACCCTTTCGTTTTTCCATTACATCCACGGCCTCGCGCAGGATTTCGAGCTCTTTTTCATCGTAGCTCGTCGTGTCGTCGCCGTGCTTGTGCTTGCGGGACATTTAAATACTTTTATAATGAATAATGAATAATGAATAATGAATAATGAATAATGAATAATGAATAATGAATAATATGATGTTAGTTATCATATGATTAGAAAATATAGTGACTCATGGCTCATGGCTCGTGACTCGTGTTCGTCGCTCGTTGCGGCTCCGCCTCCACTCGCTCCGAACACTCGGACAGTCGTCGTCAATTCCGGGGCTCAATGTTGTCGGACAATTTTCGTCAATTCCGTCGGATCGTGACTCGTGTTCGGATCGAGTGGAGTCGAACCCGCAGGGTGAGACGCAACGAGCGACGAACACTCGGACAGTCGTCGTCAATTCCGTCGTCTCTCGTGTTCTTGTATGACGAATGATATTGTAAAGGAATTTTGCGGATCGCGTGGAGCCGACCCGCAGGGTAAGGCGCAACAAGAAACGCAAAATTTACAAAGTAATCTTAACCCCACCCGCCGCCTCCGCCGGTCTCGACTCCATCGACGCTTTCGGATTGGGCGGTGCCGGCGGAGCAATCGTAATCGGGACATAACGAAGATCCTCCGGTTTCAAAATGAACGCATATCCCACCGACGAGAATTTATCCTCATACGCCTTCAACTTCTCATCGCGCGCCTCCTCCTGAAAGCACATGGCCGCGATCTGGCACCCCCATGTAAAAGGTCCATTGTGTCCATCATTGATGGGTCGCCCCCCTTTATCCGGGACAACCAAACACATATTCTTCTTATTCGCGTCTTTAAATGCCTGTGGGTCGCCCACATTTTTTACACCAAAATAGGTATACTTGGAAAGAAACATCGTCTTGGAACTCATATTTATCAGTTCAAACAGTTTTGTTTTACGGTATACGGGGTTCGTTCCATCCACCATCAAAATAACCTTCCCCTTGAAGTCTGATAGGTTTTCATTCCCTAAATCCTTGGATTGGTATTCTCGCCCGTATTTCGGGCCAAGCAAGTTTCGCGCGACAGTCTTACTCCCCGCAATCACCTTTGCGAGGTTGTCATACATTGTCACATTCTGCGACATCATTCGCATGTGGATGATGAAGGGGTCGCCTGGATTGGGGCATTTTGACCCGGAGAATGCGTAACTCCCGAGGACTTCAAATGCGTCGGATACTGGAATATGGTTATACGTTTCCTTATAATTAAATGAATTCACAGACGAAGATGCGATGACTGGCTGATTATCCACCGAAAACACCTCAAAGTCAATAAAACGACACCCACGCGCGAGTGCGTAGAGACACGCATCCATACTCACCGTCGAGTTCTTGAATTTATCGGGGTTGAATGCGTTATACGCTGCCTTGATATAGTAATCGCGCAGTTTGAACCGGCTTTGACTGTCATCGGGATTGATGGATGTAAGAGTCTTGTCGATGAATTCTTTCGTATTTGCGTCGGAATTCTCCATGCCTTCTTTTCCGGTAGGCGCGGTAGGCGCGGTAGGCGCGGTAGGCACGGTAGGCGCGGTAGGCGCGGTAGGCGCGGTAGGCGCGGTAGGCGCGGTAGGCACGGTAGGCGCTATCTTTTTACGCTGATGTATCGTCATTTCATTTTCGGTTGTATCCACTGTAAAATTCTCGGTGGAAAGTACTGGACCACCGCCAATTGACGACCGAATGTTTGTAGGAATAAGTTGTTCAATTTGTGAAAGAAACGTCTCGGTATCCGAGTAGGGTGCGGGAGCCGCCTCTTTCGCCTTCGCCGCCTCCTTCGCAGCATCCTTCGCCTTCGCCACGAATCCTTCGCGCTTCCGCGTCTTGATAAGTTCCGATATCTTCCATAATCCGAAAACCAATATAATAACCCCAACAAACACGATTTCTATTTGTAATTCTTTCATTCACGTGTTTTACTAATTATATACCGTATATAAAATATAATACACGATGTCTAGATTTTTATATAAAGTTAATACAAGTAGAAATATTAACCATAATAAAATACTAAATGACTGGTGGCTTATTGAATCTCATTGCCACTGGCAACCAAAATGTGATTCTCAATGGCAACCCCAAAAAATCTTTCTTCAAAAGCACCTATCTTAAATATACGAATTTCGGTCTTCAAAAGTTTAGAATTGATTTCGACGGCCAGAAGAAACTCAGAATGACGGAGGAATCCAAGTTCACGTTTTATGTGCCGAGATATGCGGAACTGCTGATGGATACCTATGTCTGCGTGACACTCCCCTCCATCTGGAGCCCGATTCATCCTCCGGCAAATGTGGGCGATATGTGGGCGCCCTATGAATTCCGCTGGATTGAAAACCTCGGCACCCAAATGATTAAAGAAATCGTCATTTCCGTGGGTGGTATGACCCTCCAGCGTTTCTCCGGCCATAATTTGGCGGCGATTGTGGAGCGCGATATGGATAACACAAAGCGCGACCTATACAACCAAATGACCGGACACGTCCCCGAATTATATAATCCTGGCTGTTCTGGTGCGCGCCTGAATCAGTATCCGAATGCGTATCGCACGGCCAATGTCGCCGGCGCGGAACCATCGATTCGCGGGCGCAAGATATACATCCCCATTAATGCGTGGTTCACGATGTCCTCCAAGATGGCGTTCCCCCTCGTGTGTCTCCAATATAACCAACTCCAAATCGACGTGACCCTGCGCCCCGTGAAGGAATTATTCACGATTCGCGATGTAGGCGACTCTGGCAATTATTGGCCCGTCGTCCAACCCGACTTCACAAACCCCCTCCACCAAATGTGGCGGTTTTTATACCCGCCGCCCAGCATCGATTTATCGCTGAACTCATACCCGAGTCTTCGCACAGACTGGAATGCGGATGTCCACTTGATGGCTACCTATTGCTTTCTCTCGGATGACGAATCCAAAGTCTTTGCCGCGAATCAACAAAAATACTTGATTAAGTCATATTATGACTGGACGTTCAATGATGTCACTGGGAATAAGAAAGTCAAGATAGAGAATTCAATGGGGATGGTGTCGTCATGGACGATGTTTTTCCAGCGGAGTGATGTCAATATGCGAAATGAGTGGAGCAATTATACGAACTGGCCGTATAACTATCTGCCGTATGATATCATACCTGCGCCCATCGACGATGACTGGCGCCCGACGTCGTTTACAGAAATCGTCACCACCGCAAGCGATATCCAGACGACGGCGTGGAAAGCGCGCCCCGATTTCGCGAACGACCGCTACTACTTTGACAAAAATGGGCCGAAGAACGGCATTGGCCCGGGCATCAATCCGGGCGATAAACGTCTGACCGGCCTTCACATTACGGGGGATTTTCAGTCGGAGAACGAGCGCGACATTTTACAGATGTTGGGGATTTCGTTGAACGGGAAATACCGTGAGAATTTGCTCGATGCGGGGGTATACAATTACGTGGAGAAATATACGCGCACACGGGGGAGTGCTAAACCGGGGATATATTGTTACAATTTCTGTCTGAACTCGGACCCGTATGAACTACAACCTAGCGGAGCTATCAATATGAGTAAGTTCAATCAGATCGAGTTGGAACTCACGACAATATATCCGCCGCTGGATACTGCTGCGGAGGTGAAGGTGATTTGTAATCCGAACACGCGAGAGATTATTGGTATGAATAAGCCGAATGTGAATATTTATTTGTATTCGTATGACCTTCATATATTGGAGGAGCGGTATAATGTGCTGACATTTGTGTCGGGGAACGCAGGCCTGATGTACGCGCGGTGATTCCGTAGCTCCACCTCGCGGTTCACGTCGCTCCGCAGCTCCTTCGCTTCGCGAATCCGCTACTCCGCTCCGCGGTTCACGTCGCCGGGTTGTTCGGTATTTAGCACAGTAATGGCACATGCACGACGTGAAGTAGCGGAACCGACGCATCGCGGAGGTGGAGCTACGTAACGACGTAAAAATGAATAATCTATTGTATATATAACCTGAATACATATACAATGGCCGATGATGACAATGAAGAACCAAATGTCGACGACGACGACGCTGAAGGCGAAGAGAGCACATTTAGCAAAGTAGGCGGTATGTTCGGCGGCGACGACAAGGACGAGGACAAGGACAAGGACAAGGACGAGGGCAAGGCGGCCACAAAGAAAGCGGCCCC